AAATAAAAATGGCTTTAATTACAGCTGAACAATTTGCGCAAGTATTCCCAAGAAATAAAGATCCTCAGGGTTGGACTGATTCTATGAATTCAGTATTCCCAACTTATCAAATCGACCAGCCACATCGTGTTGCTGCTTTCTTGGCTCAATGTGGTCATGAGTCTGGTGGTTGGACAACTTTTGAAGAGAATCTAAATTATTCTGCTCAAGGTTTACAAAGTATTTTTGGTTCTCACTTTCATGGTGATGCTGACCAATATGCTCGTCAACCAGAGAGAATTGCGAATCGTATTTACGCAAATCGCATGGGAAATGGACCAGAAGAATCAGGCGATGGATGGAAATATCGTGGTCGTGGACCGATTCAATTAACTGGTAAAGCAAACTATACTAAATTTGCTAACGACATGTTTGATGACCCAACAACAGTTATTGAACAACCTGACTGGGTAACACAAGATAAAGACTTCGCATTGATGTCTGCTATCTGGTTCTGGAATAGCCATAATCTAAATCACTATGCTGACATGGGCGATATTAAGAGTATGACTAAAATTATTAATGGTGGTTTCTTAGGACTTGAAGAAAGAACGCAGCTGTATAATACTTTATACTCTATGCTTAATGTTTAATGCGAAATTTTATTGATCATGGTTTCACTAAACTTAAACGGATCGATACACCTGATGGAAGATTATATGAAACTCCATCGGGTGAATCCTATCCTTCCGTCACAACAGTTACAGGATTGCACTCAAAACAATCCATCATGGAATGGCGAAAGAAAGTTGGTGAAGAAGAAGCGAATCGAATCTCATCTAGAGCATCAAGTAGAGGAACAAGAATTCACACTCTATGCGAAAACTGGTTACTTGGTAAACCACAAGAACCAGACATGTTTGACAAGGATATCTTTACTAGTCTAATACCGCATCTAGACAAGATAGATAATATTCATGCTCTAGAATCTCCACTGTATTCTCACCATTTAAAAGTTGCTGGCACTGTTGATTGTATTGCAGAGTATAAAGGTAAGTTAAGAATTATTGACTTTAAGACATCTTCCAAACTTAAAAATCGTGATTGGATTCATGGTTATTTTATGCAAACTGCAGCTTATGCTGTTATGTTTGAAGAATTGACAGGAATTCCTGTTGGTAGAATGTTAATTCTTGTGGGTGTTGACAATGAGGATCCACAAATCTTTACAGAGCGTAGGGATGACTGGATTGGAGAATTTAAGGTCTTAAGAAACAACTACTTACAGATTATGGGTAAATGACTTGACATTTATTCATAAATAATATATAATAGTCTTAAGGAGATGATTATGAAAAAGATTCTTGTAAGTTTACTATTGATCGGTTTATTTTCTACTAATGCTCATGCTGATTGGCATGGTGGTTATCGTGGATACCACTCAGGTTATTGGGTTGGTCCAGCATTAGTTGGTGGATTGATTGGATATGAGTTGGCTCGTCCAGCTCCAGTTGTTGTTCAACAACCAGTATATGTTCAACCACCTGTTTATACACAACAACCTTGTCCTTATCCACAAGCACCTGTGTATAATCAAGTATGGACAAATGATCAATATGGTCGTGGATACTACCTCAATCAGTTCGCTGGTTGTCGTTAAGAAATTGTTGTAATCCCTTTGAAGTAAAGGCATTCTGGACGAGGGTTCGATTCCCTCCATCTCCACCAAAAGCATATTGACGAACCAGTTTTGGTAGCAAACATAATAAAGTAGAAACTGCGATATTATGGCAATGTGCTTCTGATGGGGATGACTAGGTTTCGACAGGGTGAGATAGCAGAGAAGGCAACACGGTAGGCGATGACCGTAAATCAAGCAAATCAAGTAAACGCAAACGATGAAGTTTACGCATTGGCAGCCTAATCGCTGACTAGGGTTTCGGTGGATTCCTCGTAACAGAATATCCACCACAATTTTAAAGGACAAGTTATGAAGAAAATTCTTTTAGCACTAATTGTTACATCTTTCGCATCTGTTGCTATGTCAGCAGATCTACCAAAGAAACCAGAATCAAAAGTTAAAACAACTGTTACTAAGAAAGCAGCACCTGCTCCAGCACCAGTTAAGGACTTGGGTAAGAAACCAACTCCAAAGAAGAAATTAGCAGACACTAAATAATATTACACAGTGGGTTGATGGTCCCAATAAAACCATCGTTTTTTACACACAACACAGGAGATTTAAATGTCAAATATGACTCCGTTCGAGATTCGCCTTGAACTTTTAAAAATGGCGAAAGACATGCTTACTGAGGATTACTATGGTAAGCGTGAACAGGTTAGCAACGACTGGCAAGTGAAAGTCGAGTCTGCTAAAATCAATGGTGGCACAGTTCCAGAACATCCTGGATTCCCTGCTTACCCAAGTGAATCGGATATCATTGCAAAAGCTGCTGCTTTGAATGGTTTCGTTTCAAATATCCCCCTAGAAAATAAGACTAATAGCAAAAAGTCCGCCTGATACATGGGATGGAGAGGTGTGTTCGCACACCTTTCTTCTGCAACAATTAAGGAGATGTAATGCAAAAGAAAATATTAACAACAACATTTATTATATTATGTTTAATATTGACAGCACCATTTGTAGCTCTACGAGGTCAAGAATTAGTTCCATTAAATTCAATTGACTATTACGATTTAACACCAGTCGCTCAGAAAGAAGTTGAGTGTTTGGCAGATAACATTTATTTTGAATCAGCATATGAACCAAAAGATGGTAAAATTGCTGTTGGATTAGTTACCATGAACAGAGTTAAACGAGGATATGAAGGATCCGTCTGTGGTGTGGTAAAACAAAAGATTAATTCTACCTGCCAGTTTTCTTGGTATTGCGATGCCAAAGCAAAACTTACAGCACTATACAAAGAAAAATATTTGACATCTAAGCAAATAGAAGCGTATAATGAATCTCAGAATGTCGCAGTTTATGTTTATATGAATTACGATAATATGAAGGATATAACTAAGGGAGCATTAAATTATCATGCCGACTATGTAAATCCAGGATGGCATTTACAAAAAACAGTAACAATCGGAAGACATATTTTTTATAAACCTTAGGAGTGATGATGGCTAATATGATGCAGAAGTTGAATTTAGATTTTTTGAAAAAAGGTGATGCTAGTCGTCATGGTTTCTTTATTTTGATGGATGAAGTTTCATTAAACTCAACAAGACCAATCGTTGAGTGGATTATGGAATCCAATTTTGAAGAAGAAAGACCTGAACTTCTAAACCTTATGATTTGTTCTCCTGGTGGCGATTTAAATGCAGCGTTTGCTGTTATTGACACAATGCGTGGTTCGGCAATTCCTATTAGAACTATTGGTCTTGGCCAGATTGCTTCTGCAGGATTACTAATCTTCGCATCAGGAACAAAGGGTCAACGAATCTTAACACCAAATACTTCTATTCTTTCTCACCAATATAGTTGGGGTGCATTTGGTAAAGAACATGAATTGTTTGCTACTGTTAAAGAATTTGACTTAACAACTAAACGAATGATTGCTCACTATAAAAAAGTAACAGGATTAAGCGAAGCGCAAATTCGCGATCACCTATTACCACCACAAGATATTTGGCTGTCTGCTGATGAAGCCAAGAAACTTGGACTTTGTGATTTAGTAAAGGACTTAAAATGATTAAGTGGTTAAAATATTCAGGGGTATGGGTTACGCTGGTTTTAAATCCATACCATTGGCGAGTTGCCTTTGATTATGAAGGTCCAAACGATATGGATCCAGCGATGCATAATGCAGTACTGTCGCTCGGTCCAGTAAACATGAGGATAGTTATCGATGATGGAAGTTATTAAAAATTTTAAAGGAATTACTATGAGTGAAGGTAAATTAATCGTTATTTGTGTTACATTGATTGCTCTTGCAGGAATTACTTCTGTAGCCTATTACAAAACTCAAGAATCTGCAATGATGTCTAGAAACATCGAAAATGGCATTGTTAAGGGAATTGACCCTGTAGCTGTCCGCTGTGCGTATGCAAACCCTTCTGACAATGTCTGTGTAGCGTATGCAGTAAGCAAGCAAGCCCATACAGTGGCACTGGACGCTAAAAAATAATGCTTGACATTAATTCGTAATTCAGGTATAATTATATTATGACTACTACTTGGAGGTTTTATCATGGAATTATCTAAACAAGAATATCTTGACAAGTTCTCACTTTGCGCAATAGATCACGATCTTCCAGCATTGGAAAAGATTCGTGCTTCGTTGGTCGCTCAGCGTAAAACTATGGATAAATGGTTTGACAAATACCTTGATATGTTCGAGCGTAAAATGAACGCTGACGAAACGGACACTCCAATCTGGAATCTATACAAAACAAAATCAAAGGAATATAGTGAACTTAACGGAGTTATTACAACAGCGGATGTCTATATCAGAAAACTCAAAAATGTTTGAAGATTCTAAATCGTTTTCTCTTTATATTGAACAGATGGCTCGAGATAATAATTGTTCTCATGTCGATGCCATCCTACAATATTGTAAAGAAAACTTTATAGACCCAGAAGAAATTAAATCATTGATTAACAAATCTCTCAAAGAAAAAATGAAGATGGATTTTCAAGAGAGTGGATTATTACCTAAGACTGCGAAATTAGATGTCTAATTATTCTATTACGCCACCACTCTGGATTGTCTGTGCGATTTTCTTTGTTGTGATGTTTTGGGTATTAATATTTGCTCTAATGCCAACTCATGGTGTAGTAAAATATGATTGTCGTATGGCAGAAATTTCTCCAGATTTTCCAGTTGAAGTTAAAAATGAATGTAGGAAAAAATTAAGTGGACGGATTTAAAGTTTGGAAACTTTACATGGCTGTCAAGTTACATTTTACTACTAACTCTTATAATGTGTTTAACAATCGTGGTCATGTAAAGGGAGCAAGAGATACATTCTATGCTCGTAATGATAGGTTTATATTTGAAAAGTTGGCAAGAAAATTTCCAACTGAACGAGATATAATTCAATATTTCGTTGCGAATTTTGCTTATGGTAACCAAGAAGTTGTATACGAACCATCTACTGGTGATTCAAATTTGATTACTTGGAACAAGCGTAAGCAAAGTATTTCTCAGGTTTTTGAAAGTGATCTTCACACGATTCTTTTGCATCTTGAGAAAAATGGCATGACTGAGAAACATTTATATGAAGGTAATCCTCCTGAGTTATTTAAGTTGTATCTCGGTGGCTATGTCACTGTCGAGACTATGGTTATTTTAAATTCTTTTGCAGATTATTTGACAACATTAAAGTTGCAATTAAATTTGCTTTGGGCTGAAGAATGCCGTATAATTGATAAGTGTAAGGGATTTGTTAAGTTTGACAAAGACAGACTTTTACAAGTATATCAAACATTTAAACAGGAAACAGTAGAGTTGTAATATGACTCCAAAGAGGGATCGTCAATACGAAGACGATGGTGAACGCAAGTCAAACAGGAAACTGAAACATGCGCCAAACCAA